CGGAACAGTCACTTACCCTCGCCCTGAAAAAGAACTCCTTCTAGACATTCGTAACGGCAAACTCACCAATGGGGATATCAGCAACATCATTGATGAGTTGATGGCAAAGGGAGATAGGCTATTTGAAACCTCCACTCTCCGAGAGAAGCCTGACTACGAATGGCTAAACCAGTGGTACAAAGACACACAGATCAACGCTGTCAAGCGTGAGATAACCAGTATTTACATCTAAGGAGATAACTATGGGCAGCTTTTTTCGCACAGTAGGTAAGAATGCTTGGGAGGCGGCTGTTACCGCAGCCTGGGTTGTAGTGATTCTTGTGGGGGCTGGAGTTGCCACCCATCTTGCAAAGAACTTTCTAGTCTACGGCTGGAATCTAATCTCATGATTCCTCCTTGGATTAACGCGAAACCCACGGCTTTTGTAGCTAAGCGTGATATCCGAGTTTCTAAGATTAGGGCTATTTCTGGTATGGGTTCTTATTTTACTTTACCCATCAGAAAAGAGGATTCAGAAAGAGAAGAGCCCAACCCTTTAGTGAATGAAGCGTTAGGACAAAACATCGACACCTACGCTTAAAAGGCCACTAATCAGTGGCCTTTTTAATTTTAGCGCACCTTAGTTTATGAGCTTCCGATATCTTTTTTCTATGTTCTTCTGACTTCGGCTTGCCCTTTGACCCTTCCGATATCTTTTTTCTATGCTCTTCTGATAGAGCCACCCCCCTCCTTTTCCTGCTCATTTCCGCCTTCTCCTCTTCTGTCCAAGTATGCCTAACACCAATTTTCAGTTGTTCTAATCGTTTAGCATATTTTACAGGATCAGATTTAAGTAATTTCCACCCCTGTTTTGACCCTTCACTTTTTGCAAATCTCAGTGCCTCGGAATCCACCCTGTTTTTTGCTGACTCTCTCAAAGAGTTGCTCATTTTCTCAATGCTTTCTTTTTTCCACACTCTTTTTGAATTTGCTTCCCCTATTTTCTTCTTCTCTTCCTCAGTGTGTCTCCTTAGCTTTCCTCGCTCACTCATTTTTTGTTTTGTATCTGCGCTGTGCTTTTTCCCACTCATTGGAGATCCGGCTACCCTTGATATGTTATAACCTCCTTCTCCACTAGACTTAAAGAAATCTAAGAAAAATTGCTCTCTTGTAAGGAGGTCTTCTTTGCCTACAAGTTCTAAGATTTTACAATCAAATGCGCTTGCTCCATGTTTATTCCACGAATTTTGAAGTTTTAAAGAGTGATGGCCTCCTTTTTCTAGGAAATCAAAATGCTTCAGCAGTCGCTTTCTGATATCCACAGAACTTCCAATGTAGTTTTTCCCAGTATTAGTGTTTAGAATGGCATAAACTCCTGAGACCCCATAAGCCTTTGGAGTAGATAAGAACGGCATGAACTACCTCCATCAGTATACTAGAAAGTTTGTTTTTACGGGAGTTATATGGATTTCGAAGAAGCAGGTAAAAACCTAATCATAGAAACTAATAAAAAATTAATGGAAGCTAGTAAAGCCTACTATGCTAAGGCCCAGCCCATTATGGCTGATGAGCAGTACGATTTGCTAGAAAAAGACCTAAAAAGTATGGTGTCTAAGCTCCCGCAATTTGCTGGATTTGCCACGGTTTTAACTAAGGTGGGGTCTGACATTGTGGACAATAAGGGTAGAATTCGTCATTCTAGGCCAATGTTATCTCTAGAAAATCAGTATACTTTTGATAATGTGGAAGCTTTTGTTGACAAATTTCCTGAGGGAACCGCTTTTGTGGTTGAACCAAAAATTGATGGCGCGAGTTTAGAGGTTCAATATTTAAATCGCCAGCTTGTCAAGGCTGTGACTCGCGGAGATGGGGAATATGGCGAAGATGTGACCCGCCAGATGATCGCTTCTGACGCCATTGAGATCACGCTAAACCCTGAGTATTATCCTGAGACTCTTATTGAAGTCAGAGGAGAGGTGTACATGACCACTCAACAATTTGATCAGATCAATAATGACTCCGAAAAGAAGTATGCATCCCCTCGTAACCTTGCTGCTGGGACTATGAAACTCCAGGATTTGGCCGCTGTTAAAGCCAGAGGGCTAAAGTTCTATCCTTGGGATGTCTCGGGTGTCCCTGCTGAATATCTTGCAAAGAAACATTTGAGTCCTGATTTCGCTCATCATCAGATCGTCTATTTCTCTAGAACTATCACAAAGAATTTCAACCCAGATTTCTCTGTTTTCCATAGTGCAGCAGAGATGAACAAAGCTCTAGATGGTCACCTCAGAATCTATCGTGATACAGCTATGCATAAGGGCCGAGGTATCATGACTGATGGGTATGTGATCAAGGTGGTTTCCCCCAAGCTCCGTAAAGAAGTTGGGGCAGGCTCCAAGTGCCCTAATTGGGCCGTAGCATTCAAGTACCCCTCTACCCTCACCGAGACTACTCTAGAGGGTGTTATATGGTCTGTAGGCCGTTCTGGTGGCCTTACACCAGTCGCTTCTGTGACCCCAACCAATGTCTCAGGTGCCGTGGTTTCAAATGTGAACCTAAACAACATGTCTTGGATTCTCGAAAAGGGGTTGAAGATTGGAGATGCTGTCTCCATTAAGCGTGGTGGAGAGGTTATTCCTGTTTTAGATTCTGTTATCCGAACCACACCTACCTCAAAGGTAATTGAAGCTCCCACCACTTGCCCTTCTTGTGGTGAAGCTATCAAGGAAGAGGCTGATCCTAAGTCTGGTGTGCTTTCCCACACTTGTTACAATGCAAGCTGTCCTGGACGCTTAGCGGCCTATCTGGGCTACATTGCTAGCCGTGATATCCTTGAGATTGATGAGTTGGGTCCTGAAACCATCACTAAGCTCATTGAAGACGGATATGTTGCTTCGCTCCCTGACCTATTTGAATTCGCAGATGGGATCATCAAGGGGATCGAGACCAAGGGTGAAGATGCTGTCTCTGCCAAGCTAAATAAAATGGGCTACTCTGGTGCATTGCTGATCAAGATGGCTAACTCCTTAGAGAAGGTCAAGACCCGAGATTGGGACCGATGGCTAGCTGCTTTAGGCATCCCTGGTATTGCTAAATCTCTATCTAAAATGCTGGCTATGCAATTCCGTCTTGGCCCTAATGATATCGACATTCTGCCTTCGTTGCTATCCAAGGGTGACTACTCCATGATTGATGGCATCGGAGATAAAAAAGAAGCTGAAATCCGTAAGGCTTTACCTACCATTGAACCCATTTGCAAATCTCTTTATGAAGCTGGTGTGAGACCCAAATCTCTGATTATGCTTCAGTCAGATCCCACTAAAGTTCTTCCTCTTGCTGGTTATGTCATGTGTATCACTGGTGAGTTCCTTCCCACTGAACGCGATACTCTCTCCAAGATGCTTTCTGCTCTTGGTGCTACGATGAAGAGCGGGGTTAGCAAGAAGCTGACCCATCTATTGGTGGGTGAAGGTGCTGGTCAATCCAAGCTTTCTAAGGCCAAGGAACTTAACTTGCCCATGCTCAAGCGTGAGTGGCTGGTTAAGACTCTGGAAGCCAATGGAATGGCTCTGAAGAACGACAGCAAGTTTGAAACTGAATGGGATGACCTATGAGTTTAGAGTTTTCGGATATTCAAAGTTTTATAATTTTGATGCAAGACAAGCTTTTAGAGTTTGAGAATAAGTATGAGACTTGCCCCCTATTCGCATATCTCCCCTACGAAGATTTCGATAACTTAATTAGACTCTGGAAGAGTGATTACTATAGTTACTCTTACGGTATTGGCACCGAAGGGTTGTTCCTAAGAAGGGGACAGTATTTCCATCTATGGGGTTTGGTTTTTTATAGGTCTCAGGTGTCTGTATTTGACTTCGGGTGCCCTCAAAGACCCGACCATCTAGTAGGTGACCTATGATCGAAAACCTACTCCTAGGGCTCGGCTTCTTAGTTATAGCTGTGCTTCTATGGCGAGAAAGCAAAAAATTGGTTCAACTTTTTGGATCGACAGAATGCCCCGGATTTTAAAGAAGGGGAAGAAGAGGATAAGGGCAGCTAAATGACACAGGAACTCTACTCTAAATTTGGCATAACTTGGTATGGTGACGAGTCTGATGATGAAATGGATCGAGCCGATGACCAACTTAGGGCTCTTATGGTCCAAATCTCTACCCTACATGACAAACTCCATGGGTATGTGGCCTTACGAGTGTTGCTGCTAGCCAACGACAAAATCAAGTTCGTCTATGATAGCGAAAGCAATATGACCATCATAGGAAACGATCATACCGTGTTCCCAGGTGACACTCCTCTTTTCAGCAGGACCGGAATGGCCCCTGAAGTTTATTATAACTCTAAGATTAGAGACTGGCTAAAGTCCTTGTTGGTCAAGGAAGTCCAAACCTTGGAGACCAAATACGCCAATTATATCCTAGCCCTAGACAAACTAGCGACAGAGGGTGGCTCAGCTTTCACAGTATCTACAGAGTAAGGAGTCATTAATGATTGAACCATCCGTAGCCGAGAGGCTCAAAACCAACCTCATCTTCGAACATTCAGAAGATAACCAGAAGGAAGCTGTAGGTATGATTTGCATCCCATTCAAGAATGAGGATGAGGCAGGGGCTCAGGAACTGTTCTTGGCGATCCAGAAGTTGATATCCACCATATAGGAAATCAACTTTTTAAATCTTTGATGAACATGGAGTATACCCAATGGCCCTAACTATTACCTCTTTTACCCCTGGAACTGGCACTATCACTCTAGGAAGCTCCACCACTCTAACCGCTGTATTTTCTGGTGGTTACGCTGTTATCCTTCCAGGTAATATTCCAGTCAATTCAGGGTCAGCTATTAATGTAACCCCCACCTCTACAACAACTTACACTCTATTGTTGCAAGATGGGACTGGGGCAACAGCTACCTCACAAACCACTGTTACTGTCACCATCCAGGCCACCCGCAAATTAGGAGTAGGCACTTCAGGTGGAGTCCTAGTGGGGGATAACACCGTATGGATCAAGGGACAGCCTGTCTACACACTCCAAGTTCTGGTTAACCCCTTCTCTATCACAGACCACATTGCTAGGACAAATGACAATGGGGTTGAGTTTGATATTAGTGTTAACCAGGGTGAGGCATTCCAAATTGTTGGAGTCACTGATCTTAACACCTTTTTGGGGCAGTTCCTCCTGACTTGGGCTTAATTCTCAGTATTGGTGGTTAAAGGAGTTTTAATGAGTTCGTTTGAAATCCGAAATTTGCTTGGACTTAGGGACGGTAAGCGTGTCTACATGATTGATCAAAATCATGTATCCAAGGAAGAGTATGAGTATTGTCAAGTCCTCAACAGAGTTGTGTGGGGAGACAAAGGTATGGTGGAGACCCTAGGACCCACCTGGAACATGATCCTAGATCCTCGCTTCGAAGTCATTGAGAACAAGTTCGTCATTGACCGTGCCGCCGTATTTGGTGGGGATGCTAGGCTAGGTAAGCAATATGTCGATGGCAACTCTATCATGAGCCACTCCATGGCTGAGCTTGAAACCTATGCTGAAATTCTAGGTGAAGGTCGCCACTTCCGTAAAATCATCATGGAGGATGGGCTAGACCCCCAGACCTTCCATACACAAGCTCCAACCATCCTGTGGAAGTATATTCATCAAGAGTGCCCTAACTACTTTGACAATGTTAAAGGAGAGCCCAATAAGGTCGCTCTACGCTTGTTTGATCTGTTCAAGGCTGATCTTGTCGGCCTAGTGGATGACTACGCTGAATTGCCCTTCCTGAACGAATGGGTCAAGGTAGAGACTGGTGAGGTTGCCAGTGAGACCGATCATGCCAACACTCATGAAGAGCCCTTAGTCTTCGCTGAAATCGACATGTTGGAAAGAGCCCTCACCATGAGGTCTTCGCTCCGTGTTACGGCTGTGAAGATCCTGGATAAGAGTGGCCTCATGAAGCTTCTGGAAAAGAAGTATGAACTAACTGATTACGAAATTGATCAGATCCTCAAAATTATCTACACCCTGGAATACGACAAGCTTTACGAGGCCCCTGCCCAGGTAATGAACTATGTGAACTCTATCTCCGTGGTGCCTTACGAGACTCGTCTTGCGAAGGAAAGGGTCACTTTCTCTGCCGCATCCAAGGATGTGATTGAGAAGTTAAAGAGCGGAGAAATCAAGCCTGTGTCTCTTAATGAGCAGGAAGAGATTGATCGTGACCTCACTCCTGAGGAGAAACAGATTGTTGCCATCAAGGAAAACCCCCATCGTCTAGAGCTATTCATGATGCTGGTGGAGGCCGAGATGTGCAAAGATGCAGCTACCATTGCGCTGCTAACGCCCATGCTAGATGACACAGATACACTGGTTACCGAAGAAACGGTCGCAAGTGTAAAGACCATATCCCTTAAGAACCGCACCGCAAGTGCAGCAAGGAATGCAATTGGCATGAACTAGGCTAGGTGCCCAGTTCTGCTAAACCGATTTTCGGAATCTAGAAGTGAGGGGCGCACTGATGCCCACTTAACAGGAGAGTCTCTTGGAAGAGCAACAGAAAGAAAAGAAGCTAGGATTCAGCGAGATAGCCTTGCTATCTGAAAGATCCAAAAAATTCGATCCCACTGCCACCTTAGACCAGATTGTAGCGGATATTAGGAGACTCCAACAGGAGTTCCCCACTAAGACTATCTCGCGTGACTTCTACAGAGTCTATGGTAAGTTCTCAGACGCGACATGGAACCGTCACTTCGGAACATGGTTGGAAGCTAGGAGGCAGGCTGGCCTTGAGTTAAACCGCTTCCAGCATACTATAGAGCGTGATATTGCTAAACACGCTCATCTCGATATCTACAGACAATTCCAGAAAGAACAAGTTGATCCTTGGGTGGGTAAGTACGAAGCCCCAGCCGATGACAAGAGGTTCAAAAAGGTCATGATGTGTTCTGACTTACACGATAGGGATCTTGACCCCTTCTGCTGGTCTGTGTTCCTTGACACTTGTGCAAGAGTGAAGCCAGATGTCATTGTGCTAGCTGGTGACATTTTTGACCAGAGCGAATTTTCGAAATTCGATCAGGACCCTCGTCAATTTGGACTCAAGGAAGCCTTTGAGTTCGTGAAGAACAACATCTTCAGACCACTCAGAGAAACCTGTCCTGACGCTCAGATTGATTTCGTCATCGGTAACCATGATTGGCGTATCATCAAGTTCCTAGCCAATAAGAGCCCCAACCTTAAGGTTGTCTTGTCCGATGTGATGGGCTTGACCTTGGCTGATGTTTTCGGACTCCCTGAGTTCAAGATCAACCTTGTGTCAAGGCTGGATCTATCTGCTTTCTCTGCTTCAGAGACCCGTAGCGAGATCAAGAACAACTTTAAGATTTACTACGATTGCCTAGTGGTAGACCACCACGGACAGCAGACATTCGGGATGTCGGGGTGCTCTGGACACACTCACAGAACCAACATGGCTTCTTCTGCCAATCTAGTCAGAGGCCCCATTCACTGGGTAACCATGGGTTGCATGAGCAACATTGACTTCGAATATCAAGAGCGCATGAACAAGTCTCACCAGTCTTTCTGCCTATGGCATGTTGACACACAGACCAAGCAATGCCAGCCTGAACACTTTATCTTCACGGATAAGATGATCGTAGTGGCAGGTAAATACTACACTAGGGACTAACCATGACTTGCATTGTAGGAACAGTATCTAAAGGAAAGGTCTGGATAGGTGGCGATAGCTGCGCTTCAGACGGTTCCGAGAAGGTAGCCAGAAAAGACC